GGGCAAGAGCTACGGCAAGGATGCCAACGGGAACCAGTGGCGCATGGGCGTCCAGGTCAACCGCTGGGGGCGGCCTGTGCGGTATGCGTTCCGCACAACGCACCCGGGCGACATTGCCAACGCTCGCGGCGGCGAAGTGATCGAGGTGCCTGCCGATCAGATCATTCACCTGTTCATCCCCGAGCGACCCGGCCAGACCCGTGGCGCTCCATGGGTGGCCAGCGCCATCAAGCGACTCCACCACCTGGACGGCTACGAAGAGGCCGAGGTGGTCAGGGCCAGGGCCAACAGCAGCCTGATGGGCTTCATCCAGTCACCCGAGGGCGAGCTCCAGGGTGATGAGGTGCTCGACGGCGACCAGGTGAGCCGCTTTGAGCCTGGAGTCTTCAAATACCTGGCACCCGGCGAAACCGTCAACGTTCCCCAGCTCGACGCCCCTGACGGCCAGTTTGAGCCGTTCCTGCGTGGGATGCTGCGCTCCGTGGCCGCTGCGATCGGCTGCAGTTACGAGACGATTAGCCGCGACTTCAGCCAATCCAACTACAGCAGCAGCCGGCTGAGCCTGCTGGAGGACCGCGAGCACTGGCGCATTTTGCAAGATTTCATGATCGAGCACCTACTGCAGCCGATCTATGAGCGGTGGTTGTCCGCTGCCGTTGGCGCTGGCCAGCTGCGGCTGCCCGACTATGAGGCCATGCCGGAGCGCTACGAGGCCGTTCAGTGGTATCCGCGCGGCTGGGCCTGGGTGGATCCGCAGAAGGAAGTGGCGGCATACAAGGAAGCCGTGCGGGCTGGCTTCAAGACTCAGGCGCAGATCGTCGCTGAGAGCGGTGGTGACATCGAGGATCTGCTGATCGCCCGTGCCAACGAGGTGGACCGGGCTGAACAGCTGGGCCTGCAGTTCGACACCAACCCGGCCGACGATCAGCAGGGCGGCGCACCAGACGCCACACCAGAGCAGCAACCTGACCCGACCACTGAGGACTGATGGCCAACGTCAACGGCACCGAGATCAACCTGATGCCCACGGAAGGCATGAGGGCAGAGGCACGGCGCTACCGCGCGTGGAAGGAAGACGGCGAAGCTGGCGGAACCGACGTGGCAGCCCGCAGGGCCAGCCAGATCCTCTCCGGCGATGAGCTGAGCCCCGACACGGTGATCACCATGGCGGCCTGGTTCGCCAGGCATGAGGTGGACAAGCAGGGCGAAGGCTTCAGCCCAGACGAGGACGGATACCCATCACCTGGTCGTGTCGCGTGGGCAGCCTGGGGTGGTGACGCTGGCCAGACCTGGAGCACCGCCAAGGGCGAGAGCATCAAGAAAGCGCGAGGCGAGCGCAGCGCAGAGGGCACTGAACCCGCAGCGGATAGCATGGCAGCAAAGGGTATCCCTTCGACGATGGATCTGCGCGACCTCAACTCTCAGCCCCTCTACCGCTCGGCGGTGGTGGCTGAGGTTGCGCGCGCTGATGAAGATCCCGAGGTGGTGGAGTTCACATTCAGCTCAGAGCAGCCGGTCGAGAGATACTTCGGGATGGAGGTGCTCAGCCACGACCCCGAGGCCATGAACATGAGCCGCCTGAACAGTGGCGCGGCGCCATGGCTGTGGAACCACAATGCTGAGGTGGTGCTAGGCGTCGTTGAGCGTGCCTGGATGGGCGACGACCGCCGCGGCCGTGTGCGCACCCGCTGGAGCCCGAACACAAAGATCGAAGGCAGCGAAGAATACAAGCGCCGCCAGGACTGGGAGAGTGGAACGATCAGGAACGTGAGCTTCATGTATTCGATCGATGCACCGCTCGACACCACCAGCCGGGAAGGCATGGCACTGGTGACAGCCTTCACCCCGATGGAAGTCTCCGCTGTCAGCATCCCCGCCGACCATACGGTCGGACAAGGCCGCAAGGCCAACAGCAGCTCCGGCCCGCCCGGTGCTGCAGCGGCCACGGTCGCACCCTTGACCCACAACGACAACAACCACATGGACCCCTCCACCATCGACATGGAGGCAGTGCGGGCTCAGGCTGCGGCCGATGAGCGCACCCGCGTTGCCTCGATCACTTCCCTCTGCCGTGAGCACAAAGCGGACGACCTGGCCCAGGGCCTGATCGAATCCGGTGCCTCTGAAGCTGACGCCATGCGCTCGGTTCTGGCCGAGATCGCCAAGCGTCCCGCTGCCCAGCCTGCAACCCCTGCAACCCCTGCCCGTTCCGCTCAGCCCATCGCCTCCGGCGGTGGTTCTGCTGACATCGGCCTGACCGAGAAAGAAGCTCGCAGCTTCAGCTTCGTGAAGGCGATCCGGGCGCAGATGATGCCCAACGATCGCGCTGCCTATGAGGCCGCCGCTTTCGAGCGCGAAGTCTCCGATGCCACCGCTCAGCGCATGGGCGTGACCCCTCGCGGCATCCTGGCCCCCAACGACGTGCTGAGCCGCGACCTGACCGTCAGCAACGCCTCCAGCGCTGGCGACCTGGTGTTCACCGATGCTCGCCCCGGCAGCTTCATCGAGCTGCTCCGCAACCGCCTGGCCCTGAACACCCTCGGCGTGACCATGCTCACCGGCCTGCAGGGCCCCGTGGCAATCCCGAGACAAACGGGTTCCGCGTCCGCGTACTGGGTGTCTGAAGGTGGCGACCCCACTGAATCCGAGCCCAGCGTTGACCAGGTGAGCCTGGTGGCCAAAACCCTCGGCGCTTTCACCGAGTTCTCCCGCCGCCTGATGCTGCAGAGCTCCATCGACGTGGAGCAGATGGTCCGCACCGAGCTGGCCACTGTGATCGCCCTGGAGATCGACCGGGCTGCTCTCTATGGCCTGGGCTCCAGCAGCCAGCCTGAGGGACTCAAGCTGGTCACCGGCATCAACACCGAGGACTTCAACGCCGACAACCCGACCTATGCCGAACTGGTGAGCATGGAGTCGAAGATCGCCGCTGACAACGCCGACATCGGCGCGATGTCCTATCTGACCAACAGCACCATCTACGGCGGATTCAAGACCACCGAGAAGGCGGCCAGCACCGCTCAGTTTGTGCTTGAGCCCGGCGGCACTGTGAACGGCTATCCCGTGGTCCGCTCCAACCAGGTGGCCACTGGCGACGTTTTCATGGGGGTGTGGAATCAGCTCGTCATGGGGATGTGGGGGTCGCTGGATATCCAGGTGAACCCCTACGCCAACGACAAGAGCGGCGGCGTGCGCGTCACTGCACTGCAGGATGTTGACGTGGCTGTGCGTCACCCCGAGGCCTTCTGCCGCGGCAACAACACCCTCTGATGACCCATGAGGCTTGAGATCCTGCGTCAGACCTCCATCGCCGGCCGACCCGCAAGGGTTGGCGACGTGGTGGAGGTGGATGGCCGTGACGCCCGGCTGCTGATCGGCAGCGGCAAGGCGAAGCTGGCCCCGGCAGCAGTCCCAGAGATGCAGCCGCTGGCGGAGGATCCCGAGCCGATCAAACGCAAACCACGAACCCGTCGCTCCACGACCCATGGCACTCCATGAGCTCACGCTCGACAAGCTCGAGCACTTCACCCTCCTGGCCACGACCACCATCACCGCCACTGGCGATCAGACCGGCGTCGACCTGGCCGGCTACGAGGGAGACGTTCAGATCATCCTGTCCGGCACCGCTGCAGGCGCCGCCGCTGATCTGACCTTCCGCATTGAAGAGTCTGCCGACGACTCGACCTACACCGCAGCCACCGGCGGCACCTTCACCGCGATCGGCAACGCTGCCTACAAGGAGGTGATCACCCTGAACAGCAACGACCTCAAGCGCTACATCCGCCTGAGCTGCACTGCTGAGACTGGCACCGCCAGCTCTGCCGTGACCTGCTTCGGCTTCGGCCTCAAGAAGTACGGCTAAGCTCTACCTGCGAGTGGGCAAGCCCTGCCTCATGGCGGGGTTTTTTCATGCCTGCGCGGTACGGGTAAGATGATGAGGACTTTAGCCGGCGAGCTATGAGCCTTCCTCGAATCGGTGGCTTCTCAGCCCCGGCCACTGCTGATTTCGCTGATCTTGACTACGACGGCAGCGATCGACTGATCACGATCACCTACAAGCAAGGCGGCTCTGGTGGTGGAACTGTCGGCGTGCTCAACATTACCTACGTGAGCACGAGCACGCGCATAGACACCATCTACTGGAGCTGAAGAGATGGCCTATAGATTCAACCCACTGATTGGTATTGGCCTGGATGATTCAGGATCTTCGTTCAGTGCGCTCAATGTGCTCGGCACCGTCGCCAACGAAGCCGCACTCCCTGGTGGCGCCACCACAGGCGATATTTACCAAGCGGAAGATACAGGAGTCTTTTACGTTTGGGATGGAAGCGCCTGGGACAACCTCGGCACGCTGGCTGGCCCAACAGGACCAACAGGACCAACAGGTCCTGCTGGCGCGGATGGTGCGGATGGTGCCGACGGTGCTGATGGGGTAGGAGTTCCCGCAGGGGGAACAGCGGGGCAGCTACTGAAGAAGTCAAGCGGAGTCGATTACGAAACGGAATGGAGCGGCGCTGATGACATCTACGTCATCGCCTGCAGCGACGAAACAACAGACCTCACAACCGGCACCGCGAAGGTGACGTTCAGGATGCCAACTGCTGGCACGCTGACCGCAGTGAAGGCGACAGTCACGACGGCGCCAGTAGGCAGCGATCTGATCGTTGACATCAACGAAGCCGGAACGTCGGTCTTGAGCACGAAGCTCAGCATTGATGACGGAGAGAAAACGAGCGAGACAGCGGCAACCCCTCCAGTGATCAGCGATTCAGCATTGGCGGACGACGCAGAGATCACGATCGACATCGACCAGGTGGGCAGCGGCACCGCAGGCGCTGGCCTGAAGGTCACCCTCTACGTCTCTCGGAGCTGAAGCCATGAACCTTGCACTCTGGGACACAATCAATCAGCAGATCCTCAGCTACCCGAGGGCTGATGACCAGCCTGTGGTGAATCTCGACCCGCGCTATCTGGTGCTGCGGATCGTCAAGGAAGCCCGGCCCGATGCCCCTGAAGGCTTCACGGTGCAGCAACGGTGGACTGTTGACCTCGATGCGCTGGAATGGCGCCACGGCTGGGAGCTGATCGAGCTACCGACACCGGCCCCTGCTGCTGACTGGCGCACATTCAAGCGCGTGCTCTTGAGCCATCCTGAGATCAACTCCCTGCTCAATGGCGGCATCGCTGCGGCCCCCGCAGCGGCTCTGAGCCTGCCTGCGACGCTGCTTAACGCTGCCGGTGGCGATGATGTCACAGACTTCCGCTCTGCATGGCTGAGCCTGCGCAGGCTGGGTCTGGTGAGCCCTGAACTACTGCAGGAGGTGCGTGCGCTGGCGATCAGCAGCAACCTCCCCGAGGCCTTTGTGGAGGCGCTGGGCGGTGGTGCTCAGCCAGCTGCACAGTATCTGGGGCAGGAATGGATGGACGACGCAGGCGAGCTGTGGCGTGTCGAGCAATCACGGGGCGAGGATGGCCAGTTCCTGCCGGATGATCCGATGACGCTTGAGCGTGAATCGTTGACCTGGGAGAAGGTGACGGAATGAGCATCATCTACATCAACCCGTATCGGTTCGCGGCGGCAGGGCCAACAGATCCCGATTTCGCTAACGTCTCCCTGCTGCTCCACGGCGATGGCACCAACGGCAGTACGACGGTCATTGACAGCAGCCCGAGCCCTCAGACGGTGACGGCTGCGGGCGATGCTCAGATCAGTACGGCACAGAGCAAGTTTGGTGGGGCAAGTATTGCGTTTGATGGGTCGGGGGATTACTTGCAGCTCTCATCTCAAGCTGCCTTGTCATTTGGGACAGATGATTTCACTATAGAGACATGGGCTAGATTAACGAGCACAGGTAATGTTCAGGTTATTATTGAAGCAAGAAACCAATTAGCGCCTGTGCCATGGATTTTGGCCGTAGACTCTTCCAATAAGATTCTATTTCGACATGGGGTAGGCTTGCTAACAAGTAATGCATCTATAACCTATGGACAGTGGCAACACTATGCCGTAACGCGGAGCGCGGGCGTCATCCGTATTTTCATCGACGGCGTTACTGATACTTCTACGGCAACAAACACATCTGCTATCGACGCTGGCGCGCAAGGTCTCATAGGCCAGGCATTCGGGTCCGGCTATTATATCAACGGCTACATCGACGACCTCCGCATCACCAAAGGCGTTGCCCGCTACACCAGCAACTTCACCCCACCCACTGCGCCGTTCCCTGACGCCTGATGACCACCACCCTGGGCAGTGCAGCCGACTGCACGATTAGGCTGGATCAGGTGGGGCGATAGCCATGGCATTCACCGAAGACCTAGACCTGTTCCTGAACACCGACGAGCACGCTGTTCCGGTGACAGCTGGAAGCGTCTCAGGCAATGGCATCCTCGACATGCCCAGCGAAACCATTGCCGGCGGCATGGTGGTGAGCACTGACTACACCCTGACCTGCCGCACTGATCAGTTCGGCGATCTGATGCACGGCGCTGGCATCAACGTCGACGGCTACCCTTACAAGCTGCTCGGGCCTCCGATGCTGCTA